ATTAATAAAAGATAGTTTCTGTTTGATTAAACTTTCAAAACTCAAAGTTACGGAATTTTTTTGATATTTCAAAATATCTTTGAACTTTAATTCTCCAGCATCCTTTTCTTGGAAATCTATGAGTTTTATCGTTGGAATATATTTTGAGTATTTTTCATATATTTTTAAAGCATCAGTTTTAGCATCATTATCCAAAGCAATACTTATTTCAGTTAGTTCGCCACTTGCTACTTTATTTTTTAACTCAACATCTAATTTCTTTGAAACAAACTTACCAAACAAAGGAATGGCGTTTCGTTTTATCGATATGGCATCAAACATTCCTTCGCATAAGGTAACCGGTTCACTCCAATCAATTTGATTTTCCAAAGCAATAATATTTTTACTTACCGGTGGGTTTTTATATTTTTGTTTACTATCAGCATGAATGTGTCTAGCTATAAAATAATTCAAACGATTATCCCTATCATAAGATGGAATAATAATTCTATCCTTATATAAACCTTCGGTTGTGAAACCAATATTGTACTTTATTATTTCCCGTTTCCCTATCCCTCTGCTCTTTAAATAAGCAATAGCATGTGATTGTTCTATATTGAATATATCGTTCTTTAAATCCAAAGCTGATGTGAAACCCGGTGGTAAAGCTAGGTAGGCTTGGTTTTCATCTTTATCTTCTTCATACGCATCCCACATTTCCAAAAATTGTTCATTTAAGGATTTGTTAGAAGACATAGCCGATTTCAATTTAGTATGTGACTCTCCCCACAATTCTTGCGAATCATCTGGACTCATACCAATCTGCTTTGCCAAATAAATTATACTACCACCTGCATTACATACCCAACAATGAAACTTATTAGTTCTTGTGTTTATTTGTAGTTTTGGTTTGTGATGATGACAGAATGGGCAGTGAAAAGCGTGCTCATCTTTTTTGAGTGTGTACGATGAACCTAAATACTTTTGGAAAAGACTTATTACTTGCATAAGTCAAATATACGAAATTATTTTTACAATTCCTAATTTATCTACTCATTTATCCAAGAATCTGGAATAAGTTTGTCAGCAAACTTAAAACCATTTTTAATACACCAATCGGCGTATGTAGTTTTAGATGCTTTAGTTATTTTGTTTTTGGATGATGTAAATACAAAACGAATATCCAAATTAGGATGTTGTTGTTTGATTAATAAATGTTTTTTCCTATCAGCCATAACAAATCTACCTTTGGTTTCTACTATGATACCATTTGGTAATTTAAAATCAGGAAGATATTTGTGATTTGTAGCTGGAACTATATATGGAATTATATTATCTTTACTTTCGTATTGAGTAGCTATTCCATTAGATGTGAGTTGGTTAGATACTACCTCTTCCAACCCACTTCTAAATCCATTTTTTATTGCTGTACCTTTGTAACTTTTCTTTTTAGCCAAAACCTTTTTATTTTTTTACTCCTGTGGAATATTTAGTTCCAATTGGATATGTTGATTTTTCAACCGAATGTGTTCTAACTGCATTTAATATTTTATCTGAAACATTCATATCAGATTTTTCTTTAGTAGCCTTACGTGTAAATCCACCAACTACTACTTCACCTTCGATTATTGTTTTAATAAAATCAACTGCTTGCTTATCTGCGTCTTTTGCACTTTCGCCACTTCTTCCACCGAATGTTGTGTTTTTTTCGTATGTATCTAAAATACTACCTTTCCACGATACTGATGCCATAATTATTGTTCTCCTTTTATATAATATAAATATATAGTATTATTTTTTAAGTATCTATTCTAACAATAAAGTTCACCGGAAAATCTGGTAATGATTTTATTGGGTTTCCTAACTTTGCTACTGCTACCATATCCATATTATCATCATACAAACCTATTGTTGTAATGTAAGGTGCAAGATACGAACCAGTTTGGTCTATTGAAGATGAAATTTCATAATCACCAAATCCACCTTTAATTGAACTACTATACATCGATGCTATATTATAATCTAAAACAGTTCCATTTGTTAGCGTACTTTTCTTTTTAATAAACTTTTCTCCATCAATATGAATTGATTGTGTGTATATGTTTGGATTAGTAGATATAGAACTAAAATCAAAAATTGAAGCAGTTGTTATACTACCACTAATTTCTACAATAGCAGTTGGATTTGTTGAGACATTAAATTCATCTTCACCAACGATTATATAGATTTCATTTTCATATATAGTATTTGTACCTTTATATTCCAATTTAAAATTAGTAACTTCTATACTAAAATTTGTACTTTCTGTCAATGTAATAATACCATGCTCATAACTAACATTACCAACTACATTTTTTGCATATTTGAATTGAGTTAAATTTGATTCAGTTTCAACTTTTCCTATATTAGTGCCTTCACCCGAAGATAATTTAAATACTATAAATCCACTATTTCCGGTATCCGTTTCAACCACTAAAATTTGAGTATCTGCATCAAATGAAACAATTACTAAATCAATAATATTTCCAACACCATCTCTAATTTGAAATTGAGATGTTTGTAAATTTAAAATTAATACATCAAATATTTCTTTATTACTTAATAAGTTACCATAACCATCATCAATTATTAATTTAGGCGATGCAGTTGCTAAACTATCAACATCCGTTAATGTTATTGATTTTGGTTTTATTTCTTCACCATAATGATTTTGTGGTATTGTAAATACAACACACTTTGTACCCAATACACGCGTACCATAGGAAGTAGTATCGGTTACATAATCTGCAATTTCTCTACTATATGTTCTTAATGGATTGTATATTTCATCATAATACATTCTGTGTATTTGATGCCATAGTGAGTGTAAAAATAAATCACCTTCGGATAGTGCATCGGCAGTAGCATATTTGTTTTCTGCTAAATATCTATTGTAACCACTACCACTATCTGCGTTTGTTGCAGTATATGATTTGTAGACCTTAAATGGTCTTATACTAATATCACTTTTGGGTATTTTCTTCATCTATAATAAATATAAGAAAAAGAAAAACCCACCTTTTTGGGATGGGTTCAACTTTTATAGTTTGTTTAGATTAGAAATCTAATTTAACTTTTAATACCAATTCTTTTGAGAATGATTTTTCAATTGGTTTAGATGTTTTTGCAATTGCTAACAATTCGTTTGCATCGTTGTAAAGACCGATTGAAGTTATATAAGCCTTCGGGTCTGTTTTGAAAGTATCTTGATAGAATGCTCCTTGTGAACCGCTTGTGTAAGTTGGGTTGTTTGAGTAGTTAAACTCTCTGTTAAATACTCTTACAAAGTAGTGTGATGTAGAAACATTTTCAGTTCTTCTTGCTTCAAAATCTGCCCCGCCTTTGATTGCGTTGAATAAACGTCTGTGGTTAAACTCATAAGAAATTAAAGAACCAGATGGTGATAATTCTGCACCAACTACTGTTGCTAATGCCGTAGGGTTTAATAGGATAATTCCTTGCTCTGGATAGAATTTACCATAACCATATCCACCCGTTGCTGTACTTCTACTTACAATAGTTGCTGCGTTATTAGTTCCCAAGTTCAATGAACCAGAAACCATATTAAATTCTCTTACACCATAGTTAGTTTGGAAATCAAATTTCTGTCCACTATCATCAATCAAATGAATTGTTCCAGTTGAACCAGATAATTTTAATGAGATATTACCAGCATCCATTCTTTCTCTGTATCTTGCACGTGAAACATTTATAACATAAACATCATCACTTTCATACCCATCTGCAGTACTTCCACTATAAAACTTAAATTTAGGTACAATACCATCTAATAATAAAGAACGATATTGTACATATGTTGCTTTAGTTGGTAAAGTAGATGTATCCAATGCTGCCAAATTAGGAGCTCCTGCACCACTAATATGTCCATATGCTACTGCAAACTCAACTTCTGCTGAAGCAGTTGTTGCACTTCCATAAATATTATAGTAATACTCATCTGTTGCTGAACCGCTTTGTCCTGCTACTGCTGGAGTAGAACCTGTAAAGAATGTAGTTAAACTACCATCTAAACTACTCCATAATCCAGTTGTTACTATTTCATTCTGTGCAGTTACAATATCAGTTGTATTGAATTGTTTGTAGATTGAGTTTGTAACAACTCCAGTTTCAGTTACTAACTGCTCACCAGTTGTTAAATATCTGTTAATGATACCAGCTAATTGTGTTGTATCTAATGCTCCGTTAGCTGTTTGCTTCTGTGCATTTAAATACGATGCAATATCGTTGATAAGTTGGGTACCTGTATTTTGTCCTAAAGTTGCCATATTGTTTTATTATCCAATTTTATTATACAGGTGTTACATAGGTTACTGTAACTGGAATTGTTACTGAACCACCTGTCTCGTTTCCAAATATTGTTATTGTTGTAGAAACATTTGATGTTAATGAACTATTAGGTATGAAAGAGAAAGTTAAACCCTTTGCAACTTCTGCGGTTGTTGTAATATTTGAACCCAAGAAAGTTGTTGTAGTTGTATTTGCACTTGTCAAACCTTCACCAATAAGAGAACCTGCGTTTTTGTTAGCCAAAATTGCAGTATAACCAGCATTCTTATTTCCAGATGGAGATGTTGTTGGTGTTATTGGGAAAGTACCCGATGTTGTTTTTGATGTGATTATAGTTACATTCAAAGAAACTTGTGGTATTTTTGTAGTATTTTTTGGTAAAGTAACCAATTTATACTTTAATACTTGAGTTTCATCTGGTGATGCTTCTAAAATAGGAGTTGCTTTGATTGAAGCATCATAGTAAGCAGAACCCTTTGGGTGTGCTGCATCATATAAAGCATAATCAATTTCATCATCACCCAAAGCAAATTGACTAATGTTTAATGATTGTCCAGATGCCAATTTCTCTCTACCCTTTTTGGTAAGAATTGCATCTACGGTAATTGTTGTATTATCAAGGTATCCCATAATTGTTTTTTAATATCTAATATAAATATATAATATAAAATTTTTTACTTTTTTTTCACTTTTATTAGTCAACAACCAATATTGGTTCGTTGTTAGGTCTTCCATTCTCATTAACACGTAGGATAGTAGGATTAGATACGAACTCTTCAACTGCGGCTCTACCATCAATAGTAGTTGCGGATGTTTGTTTAGAACCAATGAAGAAAGTATTTTCCAAACCTATACTTCTATCTTTATTATAAATATAATGAGATTTCAAATATCCACTAGCAGTTGTGATAGAAATTATATTTAAATCACTAGCTAATGAAGCAGTTTGATTACCTTCCTGTAATATTAATTCGTTTGTAAAAACATCTGTCAATATATCTTCATAAATTGAGCCGGAAATTCCACTAACATTCATAGGTATTATTAAATCACTTCTACGAGTAACTACAAATCCTCTTACTTTTCTAGATTTATATGTACCATCGTAATCTTGATAATTTAATCTAGCATAACCATTATCAAAATAAGAACTATATCCAATATCACTATATAATTCACCAACATTTACAATTGTACTACCAAACCCTTCAAATTCAGCAGTTATACTTGCTGATATTATCCTAGTATCGATTGATGCCGTTTGGTTGGTTTCATAGTAATTATCAACCAAAACCAAATTATCTATATCTAATGTTCCAATTGTAGTTTCAAATGTATTATTTTCAACTTCTAATACATTTGCTGTGGCTAAACTTAAAGATGCTTCGTAGTTTTCAAACTCACCAACCAATAATGTAGATGCAGTCAATATTAAATTAGCATCATATATATTCACATCACCACTAATTAGTGTAGTATCTGTAATTACAATAGTAGTATCTGCGTTTGATGATGTATATTCAGTAGTTGGTTTATGTACTTTATGCTTACTTCTTTCTAATAAATGTGGTGCTATTAATAAACCAGTTGTAGCCTTTACCCTTGCAGGTATCATCTCTTTAAGATTTACAAATAGAGATTTATCATATAGACGAACTAAATTTATAAATTGGTAAATATCTCTACTACCTATTCTTTCAAAATAATAATTTCTTAAATCAGTTAAATCTTTGTAAGTATCTTGATACTGGTCATCATATGCTCCAATATAATCATCTATACTAATTCCACCAAATGATTTAGCAATATCCAAATCCAAATCTTTGTTTGGAGAAAAGAATAATCCTAATCTATTACTATCACGCTTTGATGTTTCGTAAGCCTTTTTAGTTGAACGAGATTTGTATGATAAATCACTTATTAGAGTTTGGTCTTCAAATCTTACTTTATTAGAACTATAACGAGATGCGCCTGAATTTGGTATTGATAAAGTTACACTTCTATCTACAATTTCATATTGGTGTGGATATTGTGTTAAAGTAGTAAACCCACTAGCACTTACATATGTTTGGTATGTATTGTTTGGTGCTACATTTTTAACCGATGCAGTTAATGCCAAATTTTTTGGATATTCAAAATCTAAACGAACTTGCAAATCTGTTGTAGATGCAGATATATGATTACCATTAATTGCTTCTGGATGTAGAACGTGTAAATCAAATGCACTTTCACTTAACGGAGCGTTCCACATACGGAACTCATCCATTTCACCTACATATGTTCCACCAATTTGAATAGTAGAACCAGTATTCCAAATCGCACTATCTATTTGTGCCTCATAACTTCCTGATTTTATTATCCTATCTTTTTCACCATTTTTATAGTAAAGTGTAAATGTAGAACCAGTACCAATTGTTTCTTTATTTAATAGGATATTATGATAATTTCCATCATAAAATTGGTATTGTGTTGTTACAATAGTAGTATTTAATCCACCGGATGATGAAACTGCTAATTCTAAACTACCAGATGTTTGAGAAGCGTGATTGCCAGGAACTAAAGATAATTTAAATGAACTGCCCGAAACCAAAGTCATTCCACTACCAGAATAAGCTGGTTTAATTCTTAACTCAATTGCGTTTGAACTACTCCATCTAGTAGTTAAATAAGAACCAGATGTGAAATTTAAATTAGCAGTTTGTGTATCGTATGTATATTTTGTAGTTTCTACTGCATCCTCGCTATCTGGTCCACCAAACTCTATAATAGATAAGTTTGAGTTAGCAATCCCATAACAATTTAACAAAGCTTGAATACCACGCTTTGTACCTTTATGTTTTAATAAATAAGGTAAGTTATTAGCAATTCTTCTCCAAATTGTTTTTGTTCTTTTTTCTGGTGTATTTTCTTCAACAATATTTCCATCTGTATCTTTACCAAATAAGTAACTCCAAAGTTGTTTGTTTGAATTTAGATTTTTAGCATCCCAACCAAATGATTTTAAATAATTATACAACATATCATCGTGAATACCATCCGTATCCTTCTCTGTTATGTTCTTTGTTTCGGTCATACCTTTTATGTAAGACCAGATAATATCAAAATGATGCCCAATCATATCTAAAAATAATAGATAATCGGAGTTCTCATCTGTTTCTATTAGGAACAAAGGTATATTATTTTTTAATGCGTTTTTGTTGCCTGTATCAAATGTTTGTGTGGTTACTAATGTAGAATTAAACCAAGCCGAACCAGATGGTAAATAAACCTTTGTATAGTTTCCGTTTGAGTCAAATGAACCAGATGTAAATCGTTGTGCAAATGAACCAGTTTTTGGAAAATCAGAAACCGATGTTGATACTAAATAATTCTCCCAACCATCGAAAGCATTTAATAAATTTACTTTTTTAGTTTCGTATGAAAGGATTTCATTTACCGCACTTACTGAACCAGTAAATATTTGTAAATGATGTACTCTATCATCGTAGTATTCTAATAATTCTTTTTTGTATTTAAAGTTTGCCAATCTTTCAACTGCTGAACTATATTTTACAAAGTTATTAAAATCACTATAATCTATATTAACTTTATCTACCTCAAATAAATTATCGTATAAGTATTTATCAACAATTTGTTGTGATGATGTGGAACCAGAAAGTATAAGTTGGTCTAACGATTCAAATGCAGTAGATTGTTGTTTTACAAAATCAACCTCTATGTCAAAATTAGGTCCTCTTAAAAATTGAACATTTTGAATACTTTCACCAGTAATTGTAACCGTCCTTACTATTGGTAAAGACATAATCTCACTAATCCAAAGAGTATCGTTTTTATTTATACTTGTTGGTAATGGTTCGTATAATTTAAGGACAATTGTTTTAGTAATATCAACTGGTACTTTGTTACCCAACTCATCATATTGAAAGTTAGTAAATGTAGAATAATCTACATCCCAATTTGAAATTACAATTTGCTTATCTTCTTTATCAAATTCTGCTAAATGATTTAAATAGCGAGGTCTATCCTCTAAATTAAAATCAATATTACGAATGATTGAATTATATAAATCTTGCTTTAACTTATCGGTTGATACATATAATGCTGGCTCTGATACCTTTATTTCTATTTTAGTTTCATCACCGCGAATGGCTTCCATTACCGATTGACCATTTACATTAGTTTCATCGTATGGAATAAATATAAGATTGATAGCACCATTCTTTACTGCACCTTTCTTTTTTAAATCATTAAAATTAAATGATAGGTTTTCCGCTTTACCATATTTTCCAATTAAATTTTTATTATTTTCCGTTGTGTGATATATTAACACATAATCGGCAGTATTTGATTTATACTGAATATTAAATGGATAATCTCCCAACGTATAAGTTGGGATTGTAATTGAATCTGGAAAGTTTATTTCGTTTATTAAAGGAACATCGTATGTCTCACTTACATTTATAGTAGTATAACCAGGATTTGGTGTATCCCCAAATGTAGTATTAGTAGGTACAATTACTATTTTAAACGAACCAACATTATTTTTAAAATCTTTTTTAACATCTAATGTTATAGTTTTACTTTCAAATCCTACACCGGTATTACAAGCAATTCTTCTTTCTCCAAACGGAGTTTTTATTAATGCACTTTCAGAATTTTTTACCGAAACTGGAATATTAAATTCGGTTGTTTTAAATTTTGAACGCAACGTAGAACCAGGAACTTTAAAATTAAATGAACTACCCAATTGTATTCCTGCAATTTTACTATCACTTGGTTTTAGCTCAACAAATACATTTATGTTTTTTATTAATACATTACCAGGTAGTGTTAATTTACCATCTACAAATCCTGTTGAAATATAAGTATCATTTCCAGCGTATGCCCACTTTAAAGCCAATAAATCATAATTACCGGTATTAGATACTGATATTACTACATCTTTTAAATTAGTATTTGTAGTAGATATGTTTGCAATATCATTTATTTTTAAATTTAATGGTTGTGGTAAATTACCAGTTTCTACTTTAATATTAAAAGGAGATTGTGAATAATTTGATAAAAACCCAATACTTTGTTTTATAGTAAAAGTTTCAGAGCCACTATTAGTTGGAGGTGGATTATCTTTTTTTGGTGTAGCAACTACCGCTTCGTATTTAAAATCTAATTCAATAGTTGCAGGTGTTTTAGTAAAAAACTTTGGTTCTTTTGGAGTACCACGCTCTATTTCACTTAAAATAAAACCATCACCATTTTTACCAATTACAAATCTGTTTAAGACAGTGAATTTGTTTGTATCATAGTTTGGATATATAATTGTAGTATCATTTAATTTATTAAAATCAAATTGAGTAGTACTACCCTCTTCTACTTTTTGACCATTTATGGTGTAATTTGTAGTTCCTTTTGATATTGAATTGTTTATTACCTTTACACTAATGATTTTACTTGGAGGAATACCCCCCTTCTCCGTTGGCTTATCTTCTGGTTTATCTATTGGTTTAGATATTTGGATTCCTGTTTTGGGGTCCAGATATTCTATTTTAGTAACCCCGCCCATTAACTTATCAATTGCACCTGGCGATGTTAAATCTTGTGTAGGGTTTGCTTGATTAATAATTGTTTTAGAACCATCTTTGTTTGTTAATATGATAGGATTATTGACCGTTAAATCAAGACCCAACATAGTAAGTGGATTTATATTACCAATACTAGCTGCAATACCTGCTGATGAGGCGGCCTGTCCTTCTGGAGTATTTATACCACCCGGGGCCGTTAATGATGCAACTGCTGCATTAATAGCATTTATATCAAACGTGACACCTTGCAATGCTTCGTATGTATCGTATGGTATTCCTAACTTATCAGCGTCTGTTTGTTGCTCTGGCGTTAAAGGCATTTTATATTATTTCTTTACTATAATTATTGTTTTTTAGGATTTTGAGAAGATGTATTAAACCCATATTGAATTAGCATCTTGAGAAGATGTATCAATCCCACTACTCGGACCTGTACCGTCACCTATACTTAATCCAAGTCCAGTTCCAGCTCCACCACCAACTTGTGTTCCAAGAATAGGAACAACTCCACCACCACCACTAGCGCCCCCTCCATCTCCACCTCCAGTACCCGAACCCGGTGGATTTGTGATTAGTGAATTATAATCTTGAGAAGATGTATCAGCCCCATCCATCGGCGGTGTTGGACCTGTACCATCACCAATACCTAATCCACCCAATGGATTAAAACCAGGACCAGTTCCCCTGCTACCAGGACCAGTTGGACCAGTTGGACCGGTTGGATTAGTTGTTCCCTGATTACCTTGTGGACCAGTTGGGCCTGTTGGACTAGTTGGTTGTTTTAATGTAACAGTTTTGTTAGTTGCATTACCCCCTAATCCAGATACACTTGGTTGTGTTTGTATTTTGGTTGTCGAATTATACCCAGTATTCAATAAAGATTGTAATGTTGAGGATGGTCTATATTGTCCACTTGCTTGTTTAACCGATAATTGATATTCTCGTTTACGGATAAATTGCATATTATATTCAATTGAATCGTGTAATCTATTTTGTATAATTAACTTAAATTCATTAGTAGATACAAAATCATCTAAATCAAATGCAGTT